ATTCCACCCTTTATGGATATAGATATAAGTATAGTAGATAAGATTGCAGAGAAAGTGGAGACGGAAGTTATGCCTTTACTTCAGAGGATACCAAGGATATGATTGATACTTCTCCCAGTTCAATAAGAGCATTTGCCATTATAATCCTTGGTGTGGTATGGTTTTATCTTTTAAACGATCATCTAAGGAGTGAATAAGTAACTATGATTTTTTTATCAAAACCATCTGTGTATACATTGCCAGGCACATGGGAAAAACAAGATGCTATAATCCATCATTTAAACTTAACTCCTGATCAAGGATTAATTTTATTCTTCGGTCTATTACTTTTGGGTTTAGTTGTGTATGGTATCTACATGACCTTTGGTGCAGGTAAAAAGGATTTAAGAGATGCTATAGATGAACATGCTAAGATGCATGAACTAGGTATTGCACATGGACATGGTGGAAATAAAGAGGCATATGAGATGTCTGGAAAACTAAAACACACTCACGAAAAATGATTTTTCTAATAGGTATAATGTCCTTTGCAAATTTTGTATTCTATCCTCTAGTGATAGGATTCATTATTGCTTTGATAATAGAACAGGTCTTTAGATCACAAGATAAGGCTCCAGAGGTTCTTAGATCTATGGCAATAAGAAAGTATCTATGGAGACAGGCATGGTTGTTTAATATTATATGGTTTGTAGGATATATTATTTTGATGTTCACTATGAGAGGACAACAGACACCAATGCCTGATATGATTTGGGAAGGTTAAATTATGAATGAACAAATGAAGAAGGACATCCCAAACTGGGAAAGGGAATACATTTCAATGGATACTAATCTTTCTAAGAGGGAAATAGAACTTCTTAAAGGAGATCCTATAAGAGCTTATGAAGGTATGATGTATGGTAGAATGTATTCTGATTGGAAGGTGAGGAAGGGGTATGAATAAACCCTATGATGATTCAAATTGGAGAGAAGAATACAAAGCATACACAAGTAATAAAAAGACACTTGAGTTGTTAGAGAATGGCCCTAAAAGTCTTGCTCAGTCATGGATGATGGGAGCTTTGTATAATAAATGGAAAAAGATTAAAGGATATAAAGATCCTGAACCACCTGATGTCTCATCATCAATGAAAGAGTGGGATGAACATGTTAAAAAACACTACAACAAATGACTAGAACTGAAATTATACATGGTAAAGTGAAGACAGTCTTTACTACATCTGAACCTGATAAAGTTTTTATACAATATGAGGATAGAGTTACTGCTGGTAACGGTAAAAAAGAATTGTGGATAGAAGATAAGGGTCGTACTTGTTGTGAAATATCCTCTATTATATTTCATAAATTGGAGAAGGTTGGTATTAAAACTCACTATATTGATATGATTCCTGAAAGGATTATGTCATGTAAGAAGGTAAATATTCTTCCACTTGAAGTTATTGTAAGAAATATTACTGCTGGTTCTATTTGTAGACAGACTACAATTCCAGAAGGTAAATTGTTAATGACACCTTTGGTTGAATTTCATTTGAAGGATGATAGTAAAGACGATCCACTTCTTACATATGATCGAATGAAGTTAATGGGATATGATCCAGAGGAATTTATTGGAACTGCATTACAAATTAATAGACAGTTAATAAAAATATTTTTTGATATTGGTTTTGATTTAGTTGATTTTAAGATTGAATTTGGTGATGATAGTGAGGGCAATTTACTTCTTGCTGATGAGATTAGTCCTGATAGTTGTAGGTTATGGAAGATAGGAACCAATGAGAGTTTTGATAAGGATTTGTTTAGAAATGATAAAGGTAATATGATAGATGCCTATAAATATATTTTAACAGAATTGAGGAATACTCTCTAATATGGCTAACGATCTGTACGAAGATATGAGGATCCTTAATTCATTATATGAAGAACTTATGTGGGATCATGAGGATGAGTTGCAATTTAGTATAGAAGGTGATAAAATAGTGATCACAAATAAATCAATTAATTATGACAACTCCAATACCTGAATGGGGAACATTACGACAGAAACAAAGGAATCAAGTTAAATCTAAGTTTTATTATCTCTTCTGGGGTATAGCTACATTTTCTGTAGTTGCTGGACAAGTATATGTTGGTTCTGGATATAGAATGTATGCAGGGGCGTTGATGAGAATCTTTGATACTGTAGAAGTGGAAGTAGGTAGAGATTATAACAACGAAAAATTCTATTAAAAAAGGACAGTAAGGTTTCCCCTACTGTCCTTTTAATTTTCTTACATTAGATTTAGTTTAAGATTGTTTTGCAGATTTGATCCTTGTGACTATCATGAGCATTTTCTATAAGACATGCGTAATAATCGTTTACTAATTGACTTTGTTCGTTTGCGTTATCTAGGGTTTGCTTGAGATGTCTTACGTTTTGATTCCAACCTGATAGTTGGTTGTGTGAGATTAGGTTATGCACGGATAATAGTCTCCATTACTAATGTGAACTCATAACAAAGGAGATTTGTTTCATCTTGTTTCTCCTTTTCTCTATCCTATACTATTTATGTTGAAATAGCAACACATGAAAAATTTACGCAACATAAATTTAAATTTTTTTATATAATATATAATTTCGTATACCACCTATATTTTTTATGAATTTTACTGTATATTCTAAGGAAGGTTGTCCATATTGTTCCTCAATAATTCAGATATTTATTGGTAAGGATTTGAGTTTTGCAGAATATAAATTGAATGATCATTTTACTAAAGATGAGTTTTATGATGAATTTGGCGAGGGTTCTACATTCCCACAAATAACTATGAATGGTCAAAAGTTGGGTGGATGTACTGATACTGTAAAATATCTAAGAGAAGAGAAGATTATCTAATGACTAATGGCACTATAGATGATTTAGATGACATACTTGAACATGTTATCGATGATGTTTTTTCATCACAAACGTTTACTTTTAGTATGTACAATTATATCAGGTCAAATAAATTGACTGGGCCTGATATTAATGAGTTTATTGATAGTTCTACATCACGTGAGATCACTCAGTTAATTACTGATTTGGATTTATATCTTGAAGGTGGTGATGATAACACACACAAACAAATACGTGAAGGTTATGGTCACTTAGGCAAACCTACAGCTAGAAAGATAAGAAATTATCTTGATAGTATTCTTGATGATGCTTGGAGATATAAAAATGAAAAAAGGCCAGGTAGAAAAAAGGGATCTAAGAATAGATCATAAATAATTTTAGCTGGATTTTTTTTGAATGCTAACACAGGTTACTCTGGTTTATTCAACCCTTTTTTGTATAGGTGGTGGAATTGTTGGTATTATGTTAGGATGGTTCGCTTGTCAAAGGTGGGCTGATTATGTTACACTAAAGAACGCACAAATTGCATCTCATCCAGAGATGTATGATCAAGACGGAAACTTGATTAAAACTGATTTAACAGCAGTTCGTGTTATATTAGACGAAACCGATTATTATTTGGAGGAAGAAGAGTAGTTATGACAACAACAAAAACTAAGACAAAGTTACCACCCAATCCCTTATTGTCTGAAGTTCTTGATGCTGTATCAAAGGCAAGATCTAAGGCAAAGAAAGTAGAATTATTAAAAGAATATGATTCTCCTGCCATTCGTGCTGTATTGATCTGGAACTATGATGCGAGTGTAAAGAGTATGCTTCCTGTAGGAGACGTACCTTACAGTCCCAATGAGTCACCAAAGGGAACGGATCATAATAGATTGACAGCAGAGTATAAGAATCTTTATCATTATGTGAAAGGTGGTAATGATCCTCTTCCAGCATTGAGAAGAGAGAGTATGTTTATTCAATTACTTGAAAGACTTCATTCTGAGGAAGCTCAATTGATTTGTTTAACTAAGGATAAGAATCTTAATCAAAAATATAAGTTAACTCAGGAAATTATTGCTGAGGCATATCCTGATATCCATTGGGGTGGTAGATCATAATGACTGCATCTTTAACAGAAGAACAGGTCTTATTAATGAAGAGTTTATCAACAATCGTTATTAAAACTGGTTGTGAGGCTAAAGATGCTGATGATAAATCTCTTCCGACAACAGCTTATATTATAGATTGTACCGATGAGGATAAGAAGTGGAAGGATATTGTTATGGGTGATAGAGTAGTTATCTTTGATGCCTATTATGATACATTTAAGAAAAATGTTATTCAGAGTATGAATTGGACATCTGGTACTATTAATCCTACATTATGGAATAATATTAAATCACCTAAACCACCAAGAAAACGCCGTAAAAAGAAAGAAAAGGAAGTTGAATGATGAACGATGATTTACTAAGAGCTCAGATAAATGAGCTAATTCGAGGTGAGATACAGGAAAATATTAATGATTATGTGGATGCTCAAGATCAGACTAAGAAAACTGGACTTGGTTTCGTTGGTAAGGAAGGTGAGGATGAATTGAGAGTCAAAATATCTAATGCACAAGTGAATAAGTTAATGAAAGAATATAAAAAACTTAAAAGAAAGGAGAAGTCTAATCTTGGTCAGATAAAAAAACTTGGATTACTTGATCAACATGGTAGACAGCTTTAAAACTGCACTACTTGACTATATACTATACATGTGTTAGTATTAACACAATCGTTCAACCTCATAAGAGGTCGCAAGTAAGCCGACTCGGAACGGATACGTTCATCCTCATGGAACTACTTCTCGCCACATTATTATCATGCGAAAGTCGACTGAAGGAACGGGGCAAAAATCCCTACTACTTTGGAGAAAGCCAATGGCACAAGTTACTTACCGTGGTGTCTCTTATGACACTGAAGAGTACAGAGAAATGCTCATCAAAGAGCATAATCAAACCAGAAACCATGATCTCATGTATCGTGGAATCAAGGTTAGAAGCAAGGCAATTCCTTGCAGTTAAGATAGGGAGGGGTTGCGACCCCTCTTTTTTTATGGTACAATATCCACCATGAACAGAGCTAAATTAAAAGTTTTGATTGCTGCTTTAAAAGAAGTGGTTGATG